AGAAGCCTTGGCAACAAGTGCGGCAGTATTGTTGTAATCAAGTACAAGCTGTCCAGTCATCGTGCCGCCAGCCTTCGGTAAGTACGTGGCTACTACATCAGCGTCGTTAGCTATCTCGTTGAACAATGCAGCCGTTGGACGTAGCTCGAACCTATCGTTGGTTGCGTAAGCACGAGCGGTTGTACTATCTTGCGCACGTACGACTGTCAGTGTGTCAGTGCTACGAGCCGTACACTTCACGATCTCCAGATTATTCGATGTGTCGATCAAGGTGGCGTAGAAATAGTCACCCGCGCTAAGCGTAGGAAAGCGTGCGCCCTGTCCTGCTACAAGAACAATCGTAGTTGCACTGCTGTTGATACTAGCGTTCAGTACGCCAAAGGCGTTGTTGGTGACTTTTAATCCCATGATTACTGTCCTTCAGTCTCAGGAACTACAACCCAGTTACCTGCGTCGTCATCCCATTTGTATTGTTGGTTATCGCTAGGCATCTGTACTGGTGCTTCCCACAAACATGTTTGCTCATTAAGTACCCACTTGCTGTATGGTTTGGGTGGGATAAACGCATCTTTTGTACGGTCGTAAGTAAATCCAATACCCGCATAGTTCTTACGCAGAGGCGTACCACCATTAGCATGAACACCCCCACGGGTGTTGTAACTTGTCTGAATCCACTCGCCGGGAGATGAGTCTACAAATGTTGCAAAAAACTCAGGCTCGGCAACGATTACTTGCGTTACCAAACCATCTACTACTTTTGCAAAATGTGACATATGTTTTTCCTTTTATAGTTAGAAGGTGATGGTTCCAGAACCAGTGAAGATGAAAACGTAGTTTCCACTAGTATTTGTTTGGGTATAAGTACCTGTGGCTGTAGCAAGTTTGAAATTATTTGGGTAAGAAATAATTACAACACCAGAACCGCCAGTACCGGGAGTTCCTCTTGCACCGCCACCGCCACCACCAGTGTTCACAGTTCCGGATGTACCATTATTAGAACTAATACCACCTGCACCGCCACCGCCTGCGCCGCCTGCGCCGCCTGTAGTACCACTGCCACCGCCACCGCCACCGCCACCAGCATAAGTTACTGATGAACCAGAAAGTGCGGATGCTGTACCAGCACCGCCAGCACCGCCAGTAGTTTGAGCAGAGCCTACACTTCCACCTACCGCACTAGCACCGCCACCGCCAGCCCCCAAAAATGGGGAATCAGGAGCGCCTGTGCCGCCAGCAAAACCTTGTCCTGCTGTACCTGCACCGCCCGATACGCCGTTAGAGCCGCCGCCGCCAGAGCCACCAGCATTACCCACTATGTTTGCAGATGGGCTATGACCGCCACCGCCACCGCCACCCGTAGAAGTTATAGAACTAAATACAGAATTTCCGCCATTTGTACCAACTACGTTTCCGGTATTCCCCGGTGCTCCTCCAGCGCCAACAGTTACTGTAAGTGAATTTCCCGGAGCTACAGCAAAACTAGAAGCTGCTCTATAACCGCCGCCACCGCCGCCACCGCCGCCTCGCCCTGAGCCATAGTAGTCCAAGCCACCGCCACCGCCGCCAGCAACAACAAGATAATCTACAGTAGCCGTTGACTGAGTAGCAAAAGCAACCCATGCACCGCCTTGATAAATTTCTGCTTGTGCAATTGTAGAGTTAAACCGCATCATGCCAGCAACTGGACTTCCCGGTCTTTGTGCAGTTGTACCAGTGGGTAAATCAAAGTACCCAGTGGCGGTATTGTCTTGGTCACTTACTTTATGTGGCTCTAATGATGTAATTGTGGTTGCATCAATGAAAGTTTGCGCAGTCAAGCGAATCTCGATGCGGTCACCCGTGCTATACGCACGAGCAGTTGTAGACTCTTGACCACGAACAACAGTCAACACATCTGTTGAGCGCGCCGTACACTTGACAATTTCCAAGTTATTGGATGTGTCAATCAGTGTGGCGTAGAAGTAATCGCTCGCAGTTAAACTTGGGAATCGAGCACCCTGCCCTGATGTCACCGTAATGCTAGTTACAGACGAGTTGATACCCGCTGCCAACGTAGCAAAGGCGTTATTTGAGAGTTTAATGCCCATTCCCGAACTCCTTAGTTAACAGTCACAGTCCAAGTGATGCCAAGCGTATCGGCTGCGCCCTTGTTGATAACTGAGAACACTGTACGGCACAACAAAGTACCAGAAGACGAAGCGTTAAAAATACCTGCTTCTGTCAATGCGCCAGTTCCCGTACCCGCTGGGAACGAAGCAACATACGCAACAGAGTTGGTAGTCACAGTAGTCGAAGTCAACGTAACACGTGAACTAGCAACAGCAGCAACTAGAGCCGTATCACCGACGGCAGCAGCAGTAGAGCTTGTGCCGACTTCCATATGGGTCATAGCGGTTGCAGTCGCATCCTTCATACGGGAAGCGATGTAGTTTTTGCCTACTGTTACCACTAGGTTTTTTACTTCTTCTTCCTGTTTGATGTTACCGTTTTCATCGGTAAGAACGAGCTTTAAATTGCCCGTCATCTTAATTGCGTCGTTGAACATAATTCACTCCTTAGTTGAGTTGGTTTTCGTTGAGTCCGTAACCGTTGTAGGTGTACTCAACCGACTCCGTGCGGATCGTATATACGATACCAGCATTGGGGTCAATTGTCAGCACAAATTCACCGTTTACAAGGGGTTCGTGGATCAGATGACTGTTAATTGTACCCAGCACTGGGTAGTACGTAAACTTCTCATCTGATGCAAAAGCAAAATCATAGAACGGCGTTGTTATACCGAGCAGCAGATCAAAAGTTACAGCATCTGCCATCGTAGCGGTGTCTGATAGGGCTGCCGCAATGTTGAACACAGGTGCAGCGTCAGAGGCTGTTGCTGTATCAGAGTAAGCTGGGCTTATTAAGAACACAGGGGCATCGTCAGAAGCTGTAAAGTCATCTGCGGTTGTCTTGTTTTGAGCAAATACGGGGGCAGCGTCAGAAGCTGTAGCCGTGTCAGTCTGAACATCCGCAAAATCAAAAACTGCCGTATCAGAGGCTGTAACCGTGTCAGTCTGGACAGACTGTGGATTCAATGCTACTGAGTCTGCTGATGTAGCGGTATCCGTAAGAACCTTTACAACGTCTGTAGCAGTTGTATCTGCAACAGTCACTGGGTCTGGGTCTACGTCAGCGTCATTGCGGTCATAGTCCACCATCTCCGTGAAGTCTTTGTAGACTACATCGGTCATAGTGACGGTATCAGCAAGCACTTGTGCGATGTTAAACACAGGTGCAGCATCAGATGCTGTTGCAGAATCAGTAAGGGTTTTCCCTATATCTAGGGTATTCACTGAGTCTGAAGCAGTAACCGAGTCAATCTTGACAAGATCAGGCTGTAGAGATGGAGAGTCTGAAGCCGTAACAGTATCGGCAATACCGTCCTTATCTACATTGAGCGCTGCTGCATCGGTAGCCGACGCACTATCAACAACAACTTTGGCTGTGTCAAACACTGGTGACGTATCTGTAATCGTCGATGTGTCCGACAGGCTTTTGCCAACAGCTAGGGTGTTAACTGCGTCATCAACAGTAGCTGAATCTGTGAGTACTTTACCGGGCGACAGCACACTATCATCTGTCGTAGTCGCGGTATCTGCAAGAACCTTATCCACCTGCCGAGTAGCAACATCGGCCATCGTAACTGGGTCTGGGTCTACGTCTGCATCGTTGCGGTCAAAGTCAACTGCCTCAGTGAAATTCTTGAACACTGAGTCCGCGACAGTAACTGAGTCTGCAAAGGCCAATTCAGGAGCAAACGCCACGGTATCGTCAATTAAAACTTCGTCAGCTTTTACAACCTCAACTGTGATCTGGCGGAAGTCAGACACACTGACTGTCTGCTCCTCCAAATATTCCATTGGCACGACAAATGCCGATAGCCGTATGATGTTCTCAGGCTGTGCGGAAACAGCATAGGTATTGGGGCTGACTGATACAGCAATAGCCCCTGCCACCGCAACTGCGGTAACAAGCGCTGTAACAGCAGCAGATACCTTGATGTTGGACATTAGAAGTTTGCTCTCACCGTAAACCGCAATGTTTCATAGACTGTCTGAACAGCGCCGTTGTAATCTACAACAACCTCGCCCTCGTATGCACCAGCGTCGACGTCGAGCACACCGCCAGAGAAACCGAACTGTACCTGCCCAGTAGTGCCGCCACTCAACTTTGTACAAGAAATTGTAGAAAGCAGAGTTGTAGTAGCAGCCTTACGGAATTTCACACTAACAGTTGTTGACGCAGAGGATAGGTCTATGGGCGTGCCTGTAATGTCGTCCGTCAAGGTGAGGACGATAAGCGGCTTCTCGTCGCCTTCTACTAATCGGATGACATCTGTTGCCATAATTACCTCATGCAAATGGACGCATTTGAACCGTCATCGACGCACGAGCAGCACCAAGATTGGCCCTAGCCCGTCGCTCAGACGTTTTAAATGAGTATTGTTTGGCGTGGTATGAGGCTAACTCACGATCAGTCCACGTTCTATTGGGCAGCACCAACAGATGCTGTAAGGCTCCGTGCATGACAACATTCTCAATATCATCCAGTACAGACTTTGACATTGCTGATGAAGTACGCAAAGGTTTAAGGGCTACGATCATCTTCAGATCGTAAACAACTGTGGCATCTGGTACGGGTGCAAGTACAAAATTGTCAGAGTCTAGCTGGCAGACATTCTGCGGGGTAGACAACTGTTCAGGAGTCAGATCAGGCCATGCTGGGTACTTGCGAGTCAACTGCTCAAGGGTCGCTGGCTCTATGTTTGAGCCGTTTAGCGAGACTGATAGGAACGCATGAACCTCTGCCCCTGTAGGATTCTCGTAGGGGTACTCATAGACTCCCGGCGTAAGTCTGATCTTAGGCTGCTCATAGCGCCATGACAGGGTTCTTTCGCACACCTCAATAGCGGCATCACGAACATATTGTTCGACGATTGGCTGTGGGCATCCCGGCACGCTAGGTGCAAGACGAGTAACCAGTGAAAGGAATGTGCGGTCAGACATTAGACAACCTCAGTCGATTTGAGGCCAGCTTGTTCGGTATCAGTAATAACCCTACCCTGTGCGCTAACGCCCAAGGCTTGAGTAAATGACTGCTGGAACAAGGCAGCACGTTGTGAGTTTACGTGTTCGTTATCAACTGACTCAGCCAAGAACACTGTCGCGTCAACAACGACTGGGAAATAGCCATCTGACAACAACGTCACAGTTGTTGTGCCGTCATAGTCTGGAGGAGTCTGCGAATACTCCCCGATTAAAATTTGACCTGCTGGCGCTTTGGGGTAGATGAAGAACTTGTTGGCATTGCGCACGTGGCGCATCCAGTTCACACATGGCCCAGCGGTATCGTTCATCCATGTTGGGTACGTCTGGTCAAGCGCCTCACGGTTTACCTCGGTAACACCGTTGCCACCTTGCACAGAGAATATCTCCATGACTCGGAGTGAATCAGACGGCATAGATTGAATGACAGACCCAGCAGTGGTAGGGATCGCCCCAATGTAAGCAAAGAGGTCTGGGCGAAGCACAGCAATGCGCTTTAACGCCTGATTCGCAAAGCCCAACAACACCACATCGCTATAGCGCTGCGGTGAGTTGATGTCTTGCAGTAATCTGCGAACCTCAGTGATTACAGTGTTAAGTATCATTCAGGTAGACCTCGAGATGCTTCAGCATTGACTTCCTCATTGGTCACAGGAGGAGCCTCAGGGATTGCTTCTTCGGGGGTAGTAAGGTCAAGATCAGACTTGCGCCCTTTTTGTTTCTTCGGAATGAACTTCTCGGGGAAAGCTTCTTCCTCAGTCACTTCCTCACACATAGAGTTCTCTGCAAGGATGGGATTCCAGTCGTAAATGAAACCGTCTTTCTTGTTTCTTAGGAAACGTGCCATTTAAAACTCCTATCGGTATTTAGATGTCTTACTCGCTATTTTAGCGGGTTGTTTTACAAACTGCTGACCTTTTTCTTTGCCATCGCGTTTTGCTTTGGTGGTTGCCGCATACTCTGCGGGGGTCAACGCTTTTATTGCAGCCTCAGGTAAGTACCGTTCTCCGGTCTTACTTGAAGGTTTGCCACTTTTGGTGCGCCATTTCTGGTCACCCCAATCTTTAAGAGACTTTTGCGGGGCTTTCATTTTTTGCCCAGTTTCTCACGTTCTTCCAACAGCCTGACCTTGACCTGCAACTCATTGATGTGAGTCATCAGCGCCTCTTTTTGCATTGCTCGCTTTTCGGCAGAGATTGGGCTATCCGTTGGGACACCCTCTTTAGTGATTAGCGCGGGCATAGCGCCCTCAACTCTAGTCAACCGGGTGGAGAAATCATTGACCTGACCCAAAAGCCAAGCGAGCGCCGCCACTACGACGGGGATAACTGCCTTGAGAACGTCAGACCATGCCATCATCAATCCTTATATCCGCCACCGGCGGCTTTATATTTCTTGGCAACAAGTTGTGCTTTACGTGCTGACCACTGGCCTGCACCTGTACCCTGTACTGCTGCCGCCTTTACCTGAGACACGATCCGTTTACGCAACTCAGGCTTCGTGTAGTTACCTGCGGCGTTTACAGTAGATTTTGGTTTAGCTACCATTTAACTTTATCCGCCCAGTAAGCCGCAGACATTTTGCCTTTGGCGATGTTCTTTGCATGACGAGCTTCAAAACTTTTCTTACGGGCTTTTTCGCTGTCAGTTGTAGGATTCGCTCCTGCACCTTTTACGCCTTGCTGCCCAAACCGAATTGTCTTGACCTCAGTACCAGACTTTGCCACAACTACATGACTTTTGGTAGGGTGATTCGGAGTTTTCTTGGGTTGGTTAAAACCCGATACTCCAGCACGCTCTAGTCTTGAGTCTTTGGTAGCCATTACACAGCCTCAATGAACACCGTAGTTTTTGCTGATGTAGGAAGTGTCACGTGAATATCGGTGGTGAATAAGATGCCGTCGTCAGGAATTGACATCACAATAGGCTGCGTACCAGTGCCGATATTGAACTGCAATCTTACAGTGCCAGAAGAACCACCATCACGAAAAATAACATCACCAGCAGTACCACCACTTATTGTGTGATACCCACGTAGTTGACGCCGCCCAGTAGCCACAGTGCCTGTAGCTTCTACATGTACAGCCGTTACATTTGACATATTGTTCTCCTAAAAGGAAGGGGCCGAAGCCCCTATCCTAATGCCGTTTAGTTGATGTCTGTAAACATTGCGAAGACACGCACAACAGCAGCGGCTGGTACAGCAGTACCAAGCGTGATGTCGATAGTATCAGCAGCAGCGTAAACCTTGCCACCACTCAAGGTAGGAGCAAACGCACCAGACGACAACACAGGAACACCGCCAGAAGTACCGGTAGCGTTTGCTGAGGTTGCAGCCAAATAACCAGCAGCGGCAGAACCGTCACCGATAGAGATGGTGCTAGTCACGCCAGCCGCAGTGGTAACCACCATACCCACGTTAGACACAATAGTGCCAGCGGGGATAGGGATAATTTCCATTACGTCAGAAGCAGCCAGTGCAGTTGCACCAGCAGCAGTACGTGCTGCAATGATTGCAGGAAAGTCAAGAGTCATCTCCACCAGATGCACTTTGTTAAGAGCATTTGCGGGAAGGGCGGCTGAGCCTCTATTAAAGCCCAAGGTGTCGGTATATGTAGCCATTTTAAATCTCCAAAAAAGTTAAACGAGGGGGCCGAAGCCCCCTAATTGATTAGGCCAGAGTCACAATGCCGTGAGTCAAAGCTTCAGGCTTGACAACTTTGTAGCCATACACTTGCAAGCCACGGACGATATTACCGAAGGTGGACTCAGAGCGGATGGTTTCCATGTTGGTCATTTGTGAGGCAAAGGTGAAGCCCATTCTGTGACCAGAGATCAAGCTGAACTTGCCGCTAGACACGCTCAGGTTGTGGCTCATGTAAATGGTGAAGCGGTCGATCATGCCGAGGCGACCGTTACGGATGACGGACTGTGCGTCACCAGTAATAGAAGCATCTTTCAGATCGGACTTCTTGATAAAGCCAGCCATCTTAGCAGGGATAACCAAGAATCGGTCGCTCTCAGGAGCGTTAGCTTCGTCCAACACAGTGCCCATGTCAATGATGTACTCCAAGACGTTGGTCTTAGTAATCGCAACAGGAGAACCGGTCGTGCCCAAGTTGATGTTGCCAGTAATACGACCGGCAGATGCACCTTTATTCAAAGCAGAAATGTCAGGCAGCATGTCGGTCAACACACGTTGGTCAATCTTGATCTTCATCTTTTCAGATGCGTCCTTAGTCCAAGTGTCCATCAAGTTGATGTCCGATTGAACTTTGTCCACGTCGTCTTCGATGCAGGAGAAGTACTCGCCTTTGTCGATCAACAACTGCAACTTAGCTTTGTCTGGATTCTCAACTTGGAGAGTCTGACCTTTTACATAAGTGCGGATGGTGACTTCAGGAGAAGTGCGGATATTGACGGTATCGCCATATGCGCGGATTTCGCCTTCATAGTCAGTGTTAGAGATTGCTGCGAGCACGGTGGCGTCGTAGAAATTCTCAATGAGTTTGCCAGACCAGATTTCTGGAATGAAGTTGCCCGAGTACTGTGGGCGGCCAGCGGCGTTAGGATATGCCATGATGAAACTCCTTGTCTAATTAAGCAACAATACGACCTTCTCGCTGTGCAGCGAAAATGTCGCGTTCGATTCGATCACGCTCAGCTTCACGCCCTTTGTACTTCTGCGAACGGACATCGTTGAAAAAGGTTTTGATGTCATCAGCAGAGTATGTCTTGGCGCTGGAATTGTTTGACGGGTTCGAGCCGCGTGAGCGACCCGGTGCAACCTGTTTTTCCAATTCCGAACCTTGCGTATTTCGGTTAGAGCGAGCACCAGTAGGCTGTCCATTGATCTCACCCCATGCTTGGAAGAAACTAATAACACGACGAGTATCAAGATTACGCTGTGCGTCTTCAAGATACGTCTGCCGAGTAATCCCAGTAAGCGGATCAACCTCCAACAACCAAGACTGAAAAGCTTGAGTGTCGTTGACTGCACGCCAATTAGGGACATTATCAGTTATATCTGCCCAGAATTTCTGCTCTGCGGTAACAGCTTGTCGGTGCGCCACTGCTTGTACCTGAGGTACAACGCTGGTGTGCATTTGACGAAGCATACCTTCCAACTGTGCAATCTTCTGCGCCACGGGCATTAACTCCTCGCGGCTTACTTTTCTCATAACATCCAGTGACTCACCATACTCCTGCACATCTTGGTCGGTGACCAAGGGGTCGTGCTGGACTTGGCGTGCTTGGGGTTGCTGTTGTGAGGAAAGCGAAGAAAGTAGTTGTTCAAGCTGCTGAACGCGCCCTTGCATTTCACGGTTATGTGCGTGCAAACGTGGGACTTCTGCGTTGTACATACCTTGAAGGGTTCTGTACTTCTGGACAACATCTTCTGAACTTTGGGTTCCTGCTGACGGTTGCTCTGTGTTTTCAGCAGGGTGAGCAGCATCGTTTACGCCAGAATTCTCGTCGGCAGAAGGGTCATTGTCATAAGTGGACTCGTTGGACGGAGTGTTTCCATTGGCGTCATTTTGTGAGCCTTGGTTTTCCTCGTCGTTAAGTTGCTTATACAACTCCTGTACAGCCTCGGTCTGTTTGCGAATTTGCTCTGGAAGTGCCATTTTTACGCTCCTATTGGTATGCGTTAACTAGACGGCGAGTCATTTTGACTTTGCCGCTACAAAATCAGGGGCATCTTTGACGAGGTTGTATACCTCGCCCAATACCTGACAGCGCCCCTGTGGGACTGCCGGGTTGTTTACTGCGAGTGGCAACTTGGATAGCTCGTGCTCATACCACATCTTAAGCCAGTCCCGAACTTCGGGGTACTGGCGCGAGACGTTCGCAAGCGCTTGCATGGCCTTGTCGTCAGGACGGATCATGCCGCCCTCCCACTTACACGGTTACTGACTGTGTTTCCATCCATACCACCTTTGGGAGAACCGTCCGGTTGAGTAGGTGTAGGCTCTTGTTGCGATTGCTGTGCAGCAATCTGAGCCTGCGCCCTACCAAGGAACGCAGTTTTCTCCCGAGATGGAACGATGTCATCCACAGGCATTTGTAGACCTTTTGCGATCTCACGAAGAATCGCTGCTCTACCATCCTTACCGACAATCTCCATGTCGATCTGATTGGCAGTTGCATTAAGGAATTCGATACGGCGCACGTTAACGGTCTCTTTGACCGCCAAGTTAACTGCGCCTCTAGCCATGACTTGTGCGTCGCCCTTGATGGACTCGTCCTCGTCGTAGCGCATGTTGTACACAAACTGGCGTTGCACGATGGGCTTAATCACATCGCTGTCAATGTGCATCACGACTTGGCGAATACCCTTACCGGATGCGCCCATCAGCATAGACAAGCCAGAAGAAGTACGGCCAGCGCCTTGTACATTCAAGTCACCATACATGTACGCTGGAATACCGGAGTGCTCATCAGCCAACTTGCTGAATCTCTCGTACACAGCCATGAGTGTGTTTGCATTGTCTTCAGGTTGCGTAAACCGTACGGCAGGGGCACTTGAACCAATAGGATCGTTGAGCGTCTGCCAGATTTTCCAAGGGTGAATCTGTGTGATGTCCTCGTTGGGCGGCAACCGTTCAAGGTTAACTTCGACCTGTGGGCCAGAAGCAATACCCATGTTGTTGACCAAGGCCCGTGCTGAAGCATTACAGACGTTCTGCACGTCCTCAATGACTTCGGGAATAGCCTTACCCCAGAATGAGCCGGGGCACTTGATAAACGAGGTTTTAGCGTATGGCTTCTCACCAAGGGGGTCGTAATTCAATACAGCCTTGATGGTGTAGTTGCCTACTTGCCAGATGTTGGTGTCATACTCACGAGCAGAATCAGGAACATCCTCCTCAGTAAGCCCCCACTCGATCAACATCTTTCCAGATACTTTGCCCCAGAACTCCAAGGCATCGAACATCTCAGTTGGGCGCATGTGCGAATAGAACTTACGCTCTTGCTCCTGCTTGAGAAGCTCCACATCCATGTTGATCCAAGACTGACCATTGCCAATATCAAGGACTTTGCGAATAGCATCATCGTCGTAGCCGGGGACACCTACCAAGTCGGCAAGTTCCATTCGGCTCAAGCGGTGATGCTCAAACAGGTAGCCATCTTTAATGTTGGTAATGCCCGGCTCAGGATAGATACGGAACGGATCAACTCGTTCATGTTCTGGCGCAATTCGCTCAATAGGTTTGGCGATAGTCTTGCCTGTAACAGGATCAGCTTCCCATCCGAGCGCACGTTGCCTACGGACAACCGGCCCTTTGATAAATGCTGAAGGGTATGTCACCAAGTCGGTAACAAAATCATTGAAGGCCTCAGCCCAGCCGCCTTGAGCAAACTGGTCGCTGATCTTGATCTTCATCTTGTCGGCACGGTTCTGTGCTTCTTGCAAAATATTAAAGCGATAGTCTTGTGCGACCATCTCTTTGATCTCGCTCATTGCAGCAGGGTTAGGCGCTTGCCCAGTTTCCTCGACAAGTTTTAAAACCTTGTACGCAAAAATTTCTTGGATAGCCTTCGACTGCTGCGGAGACATATCAGGGATTGGAGTCGCCTGAATATCCCAAGGAGGTGTACCGCTATCAAGCAAAATGTCTCGCAGCCAAGACTCGGCTGCACGGCACTTCACTTCAGTAATCATCATGTATATGTCAGAGCCGCCCTGTGCTTTGATGTCACGAGCTTTATCGTCTTCGTACTCACCATTGCGCTGGCGTAGCGCCTTAAGCATCTTCTGCTCAATGGGTTTCTTCGCTTGTTGTGCAGCGTCCCAGCACTCACGCAGATAAGCCGTAAGCCCAAGGATCAACGGCTGACTCTGGCGTTCCGCCAAAGCTTTATCCGACGCCTCTTTGTCCTGTTGACGAGAGAGATCAGAGTTACTTACAACGCGAAGAAATGACAGACCCGCCATTCTGTTACCTCTTATCTTTCTGCTGTTTCTTCAAGTATTCATCCATTGTTTGCTGGATAATTACTTTGCCTTGCGTAAGCTTTTGCGCAAGTTTGTTCCGCATTTCTTCTGCTCCATATACACTCTTAGAGTCTTTGATGGCCGCGACAGCATTTGCTTGTTGGGACGGAGCAGCAGCGCGTCGGCCCTGTTCAGTCTTCAGTTGTTGCAGCCCCTCTGTTTCACGTGAAACAGTTTGGACAGGTGCAGCACCAGCGGTTACTTTGCCGCCTTCACCAATCGTTGGTATAGCGTTACCACTGCGGATCGCAGCGTTTGATAGGCGGCGTTCATACGCAGCTTGGCGTTCATTAGCAAGTTTTTGAGCATCACTTTTGTACTCCTCACCATAAAATTTAACATCCGCAGGTTTTGCAATGTCAGGCATTGCTTCCATCTTCGGGGCTTGCCCACGAAACACAGTAGGCGCTTTTGCAGCTTCTTCCAGTGTAGTGTCGTAGGGATCGTACTCGAGACCAGTTTTAGGTTTTGGTGCTGGTGCAGGTGCAGGTGCAGCAGGCGTAGGTATATTAGGTGATGGCTGTGTAGCCGTTGGGTTCGGTGCTGGCGCTGTTTCCCTCATTGGCTGGTTAACTACTGGGCCAGCATATCCAATTGGGGGCATACCGTTCACTGCAACATTCCAAGGGGCAGAACCCGGCGTGGGCATTATCACCACGTGTTTAGAGATGGTGGGCGAATATCTTTGCGATGTCATCCCCGTCGAAGCCATTTTGGGATTCGTCGAGATGATCGTGAAACTTTTACCAACTTGTTTAGCCAAGGCCGCCTCCTAAGTTGCTCTTATCGCTAGTGTATACCAATACACAAATCTGTTGTCAACAAAAAAATCCCCCGGAACTTTCGCCCACGGGGGTAACTCCAACTGAACGGAGGGTGACAACTGCGGGAGCAGTGAAGAAATCATATCATGTCCATCCGGCTGAAGCAACTTGTTTGACTTCTCTACGTCTAGGTAAAGATGTACCTTCTCCAACACTGGTGATATGCAGCATCAGATACTGTAGCGCTTCAGCTACGTGCGAATGTTTGTTCTTGTCAATATCGCCGTCGCCCTTGGGCTTGTAGCGATACCCACCCATCATGGCGGCTTTAAGCTGTGTGCACCCCGGGTCTACGAGAAACGCTGGGTCGCCGTCCACCTGACGCATAAGGAAGTCATCGACCGCATTGATCCGTGCTGAGATGTTGTTGGTCTTAGCAGGGATAACCCTTAGTCCTTCTGCTTTGATGATGTCCACCGCCGAGCGTTCATCGGTTTGCGCCCGTTGTATGCCCGCTGGGTCGGTAACGACCATAATGGGCGCACCACCGAACCGTTCGTAGATCAGTGGTTTGAGCATGGTACGCACGAAACGCTGGATGCCCATGTCAAACGATACACACTCAGCAAGTATCAGGGCACGACCCCGAGGGTCTTGCTGCCCTAGGATGGCTGCTGGGGTAAGCCCTAAGTCCATGCCTACAACAATGGGGCGAACTCCATTACTGATGGGGCGGAGCTTTTGCTTAGCCATGTGGTAGTCCGGCCTGAAGTATTTGTACACCGGCATACCCGCCGATGACAGCCCATACTCCCCGTCGATGTATACACGGATGTATTCTTCGCTGCGGCCCTGAGTATCGTAGTAGCCTTCCGGCAAGTTCTCGATATTCTCCGCATACACGCTACGTCCAGAGGGCTGTTTAAAAACATCCCACCCGTTGTTGTTAGGAGATACGCCGTCCTTAACGTCCAGCCCCTCCATCTGGTAGTACCACCACGTATCCATAGTCGGTGGGTTGGTGTCACCCCACATCCCATGCCACGTCGGGCCTCCGTCTTTGGCCGAGGGAAATCGTCCGATACGTTTGGACATCGCGTCCATGATGTCGGGGTGAATGTCTCGGCACTCATTGAACCAAGCGAAGGACAACTCCAACGAGTTCAAGTTGGCAACGTCGTCTGCATCGTCCAGTGCTCGGAACATAATCTCGCACTCGATGTCGCCCACTTTGAAGAAGTAAGTCTTGGTGGTGCGCATGTAGTCACCACACACTCCCGGTGGAAACCAATCGAGGAACGTCTTGATCGTCGTGTCCTGCAACTGGCGTGCAGTCTCACGCACAATCGCCGCCCGTGTTTTGCGTATGCCTTGGGCGTTGGGTTCTTGCATCGACGCTCGCCGCACAATCTCAAACGAACAAGTTACGGACTTGCCGGAGCCGACCGGCCCCATCAACACCCGCATCTTGCGGTCTGACTCCATGAACTTCTCGCCGGTTGGCGGCGGTGTGTAGTCAATATCAAGTGCCATTACGGACGATCTGGGAAAATGCCTTCAACGCAAATGATCTTGCTGGGCTGCCCAATTTCCCAGCCGTGCACTTTCGTGCCATGCTCGTTCGTCGGACGCCAATCAGGTAGTTTGAAATTGTTGACACCATCGCCGCCGTAAGTCGTGCCAATGATGGCGAACAACGGGGTGAAGTCTCGGATGTTTATAGTCTGTCCGTCACACGACGCCCAATGTCTTGGTGCAAACTGTCCCGCGAACTCGCGTACTTCTCCGATGTAACCTTCCATATCAAACTCCTTGGTTAAGTGGTTGAACAATCATAACGATGAACTCACGCCCATGTTTCTTACTGCGGCTGATCTTGGTCTGGAACGAAACGCTGGCGCGACCAAGTGCGTTCTCAAGCATGATGGCTTCGGAGGCGCTTCGTAGTTTCACGGCTTTAAAGCCGTCATAGGTTTGGGTGAATAGGTCTTCAATGTTCGATGGGAGTTGCATCCATTACCTCAGATTGATCGTCAATAATTTGTACCGCGTGCTGTTGGCCGCCCAAGTTTATATTGATGCGAACCCCGCCGCCATTGCCTTCGTTGGTAACTTCACCCTTTGGCTCCAAGCCTGCCCACTTAACCGTGGACTTAATCAGGTCGGCCTTGACTGCGGGTGAAACTGCTGAGTCGTGGATCAACATCCAAGATGTGGTGAGGAGTTCTTCAGCTTGCGCACGCGCCTTGAGCTTGAACGTCATCCCTTTACTGCGGATTTCCTCACGGTAGGCATCCACCTTCTTGAGGAAGATGGGATCAGCATTGAACGACAGAACATCGGTAGACGAAATCTGATGCCGCCCTATAACTTCTTGCAGCGTCTCTCCGCTACCTTCCAAAGTTAGAGCAATATCGAACGCCAGCCTGTCTGACCATTTGGTGTGGTGAAGTGGTAGGTTGTCCATGAGCGCAGATTATGGCAGATAGACGGATGTGTCAAGGGGTAGCCGAAAAAATTAGCTAACTTTACACGATCCTTTTTTTGGGTCTTGCTTTATGAGGTTTACTACAACTGGGGCGGGGCGTCCGCTCGCGTGTCCATGTGCCCCCCTCCCGCTTTGACAAGCGCCGAGCCAAACAAATAACCCTTTGAACATTGTGGTCATTATTCCCTAGTGAAAACGGCATACTTGACGTTTTTGTCTAGTTGTGAGAGTCTGAATTTGTCGGCGGTGATCGCACCGCTGATAGGGTAGGCGAATTGACCTACCGCCTGCTCTTTAACAATAGGTCACACTGGAGGATTCTATGTCAAATAGAACTTTTGAAGGGAAGGTTTCCGTTGTTCTTAACTCTAAGGGTGAGATCGCTCTCAAGCGTGACCCCGAAGGCGCATGGGACAGCACTCAGGCAACGGCTCTGCATCAAAAGATGTTGGAGTTGGGCAAAAAGAACAAAGCAAGTATTAACAAGTACTCGCTGTTCTTAACTGAAGGCGGAACGGAAGCGGTCTTGTTGGCAAATCGTTACGGCAACCCGTACATCGCGGTGTTACCAAAGCGAGACGGCAACCAGCCCAACCGTCCTAAAGTGACCAAGTTGGCTTAAGAGCCTTTACCCCGGGCAGTGACAGTGCCCGGGTTCTTTTTTAACCATACTGGAGTGAAAACTATGAAGGTAACCATCCTGCCCTACAAAGGCACACGCAAAACCCGCAAACAAGAACCTAATCGGTTTCAAGTTCGCTGGCAAGCTGGAGACAGTATCTTTTTTCAATGCTTCAAGCGAGACGCCGCCGCTGTAAGGTTCCAACAAGAACTGATCGACGATGGCATACCGCCTGAGATGGTGAAGTTGAAGATGATCTAACCCCGAGAGCCACGAAAGTGGCTCTCTTTCTGGAGAAAATGATGGAAAAATTCTGTGAGAAGCACCCAATACTGGCCGCCGCACTGATCGCACCAATACTTTACGTGTTGTTATGGCTTGCAATGGCACTGTTCTAACCACTGGCCCGCGAAAGCGGGTCTTTTTTTGTCTTAAAAAACCTTACACACACCACACAGCACGACCAAGGGGGATCATTCCTCTTATATAGCTTATATAAACCATACGTCGGGGGGTCGCGGCTCGCTTTAAAGCCTGATTTACACGCAATGTGAACACTTTCCCTGTAATTTCGTGGCTATAACCTGTTGAAACTTTACAATAATCTGTGAATTTCCAACAATCTGTAAATAACTTGACGCAATTTACCCCTTTTTAGATGGTATAACATTACACTTTACAATTAAAAAAGCCAATGGAATCAACCACTTACAAATAATATCCATAGAGAGACAATCTATATAATCTGTATAATCTACACTTTTTATATACCCTTTCCTCAGCAAGATGCTCTCTACAAATTTTTATTTTTGCGGTGTGCAACTTCATTTCTAAAACCACAGATTATTTAGATTGTTTAACTTGACACACCCCACAACACCAGTATTCATGCGGGTTTCAACCCTTTTCAAACAATCTGTAACACCCTAACTTGACACAGATTGTTCACCTGTGTTAGCAACATCTTTTAGATTGTTTACAGCCTTAAACAATACTTTACACACCTATTCTCTTGGAGAACGAGGCCGCACTTGACGTTTTTTCGGGTCGGCGGTAGTCTGCCCTCAGCGGTCGGCGTTTTGCTTACCGCACTTTCAGTAACCTACTTTACAAGGAGCCAATCATGGCAATGATTTTTAAGGGTAATGTTTCCATCTTCTCCAACACCAAAGGTGAAGTCGTTGTAAAACCTGATGCAGAGGGTCGCTTCAATGCTGACAATGCACAAGAACTTTACACAACTATCTTGGAAGTTGCGAAGAAGAACAAGTTGACACCTAGGGTTTTCAAGCCTGAGGTAACTGGTGATACACCGATACTTATGTGTGATCGTTTTGGTAAGCCTTACGTTGCTCTGTTACCTGAGCGTAAAGCACCTAGCAAGGTGACTATTACTAAGTTGGCTTAAGAGGAGTACGTATGAAACATCTTCATGTAACTCCTGCTTATGGTCGTGACTACAAGAACAAGGCTGAAGCAGTAGATGCTTGGCGTAGTGGCAAAGACTTTGTAGTACAGGGATTGTCAGGTTATGCTGGCAGTTATGTTGGCAAGGGGGAGTCATCAACGCTGAAGCAAGACGGCTACAGCGGAGTGATGATTCGGTTCGGTGACATGCGTAAACTCGTCATTGTCAACTTATGAAACAAGGGGTGTGAGTCCAACTCACACCCTATTCTTGTGGAGGTATCTTTATGATTGTTAGAGTAGATTCATGGCTTCATCGCCTTATCTTTCGTTTACCTGTGTTCCTTCCTCACTCTGTAGAGTATTGCAGGGTAGGGGATGACTACATAAGTTACCGCCGCATCAACTGGCGTAAACCTCGGGGGATACAGTATGAGTGAGGACTATCACTTACCTATCTGTGTCTCCTGCTATGCCGTAAGGGTAGAGCCTCAACGGAGGGCTATGGCAAGACCCACTTGCATGGCTTGTGGGGAGAAGATTGCCAAGCAACGTAAGTTTACAGTAGCACCTATGCACAAGTCCAACTACATGTTGCTGACTGACATGGATGATCTCAAGGGTATTAACAACAAAGGGGGGTCACACCGATGAGCCTAGCACAAGGGCATATTGCCAACTTCAAGACGCTGAGTAAAGCGTTCGATAACGATGACGTTGCACTCATGGAGTGTACCGATGTCAATACAGGAGAAGCCGTTGCAGTCATCTGCATGGTCAATCGTGTGGAGGGGGACATTGCCTTTGTTCCCATTGCTCGTATGTTCAACGGCAATCCATACGAAGAACTTGTCCCACCAACTGATGAGGTAGATAGTAATGTTCAGAAACAAACTCAAGTTTAAGCCACTCAAGCCAATGGGTGTGTCCATCAATGATTCGTTATTCAAACGAGTCTTACGTGGGATAGGTGCAGTCCTACTCATGTTCCTGTTCTCAGCGTTCACAACGCTACTCGTAGTTGAGTGGCTTGTTGGATGCGGTGAAACGTATGTTGACGCTAAAGGGGTACGTCATCCATACGAGTGTTTGTTTATCCCTCTCAATCGTAACTAAGGAGTTGCTATGAAACGTCTATTTGTGCTGAAACACAGAAAGAGCGGAGCCATTGTCAAGGATGACAACGGTAATCCAATGTACTTTGCATCAAAGCCTGATGCCAAGAAAACCCGAACCGAGGGACAACAAGTCTCCTACGGCCCTGACCATAGACTTTACAGAGGAGTCCACTAATGCGAGCCACCCTACTTAAGGAGACAATCAAGTCTCTATTCCCCATCCAACGCACTATCTGTATCGAGGGTAGTCCCGGCGGTGGTAAGACAACCATCGTGCAACAAGTTGCTGAGGAACTCGGTGTTCCTTGCATCGAACGTCACATGCCAACCATGCTTGTGGAGGACTTCGGTATCCTGTTCCCCAACGGAGAGGACAAGCTGAACTACAAGTTGCCTGACTGGTTTCCTGTCAAGGGCAAAGCACCTGAGCGTGGCATCCTGTTGTTCGATGATCGCAACCAAGCAAGCAGTGATCTACAGAAAGTCTTAGCCAACATCTGTCAAGCACGTACTCTCCACGGCACACCGATGCCTGATGGATGGCAGGTAATCTCCACTGGTAACCGCCAGTCTGACAGGGCAGGTGCTAACCGAGTGCTTGGTCACTTGCGTAATCGTGAGACAGTCTACGATCTCGATACACACCTTGATGACTGGACTGCATGGGCACTACAGAACAACGTCAAGCCTGAGTTGATTTCGTTCATTCGCTTTCGTCCCAACTTGTTGCATGACTATGACCCACAGCGTGACCAGAACGCTACACCTCGCTCTTGGGTAGAGGGTGTATCTGATGTGCTTGGTACTGTGCCTGCTGAAGCAGAGTACGAGTCGTTCAAAGGTGCAGTCGGTGAGGGTTGTGCCGCTGAGTTCGTAGGCTTTATCAAAATCTTCCGTAAGCTACCGAACCCTGACAACATTCTTCTCAACCCAACAACTGCGGCAGTACCAACTGACCCTGCTACGTTGTATGCACTCAGCGGTGCTATTGCTGAACGTGCTACTGAGAACAACTTTGAACGTGTTTGTACCTATGCCGAACGTATGCCACCTGAGTTCAGTGTGCTAACGATCAGCTATGCGGCACGTAAGAAGCCTGAGTTAGCCAACACTCAAGCGTTTACCAAGTGGTCGATACAACACCAAGAAGTATTGTTCTGATGTTTGGGATGCAGACTACTCCCTTCGTAACACTACCGCTCAGGCATCCCATCAAAATGCAGATGGCTTTGTCTTGCAACCTGTGTTACTCGGATGGTTTGCATCCCTCCCTTTTTACCAACCAACTAGGAGTGACAGTATGAATCTAAATGATAGAGCGTTGCTAGTGCAACTATCCATATCACAGTGGACTGCTCGTAAGTTCGACAAGCGGGTAACACGTGACGTAGCCTCATCTCATGGGACAACCATAGATGTGGGTCGGTACAACAAGGTCTTGCTTCCAATGAACGATCTACTTGATCGTGTACACAAGAAGTCAACACACATCCGTACCAAGTTCTATGACAACACGTTGCCGTGGGGTTTAGATGGCACGATGATGCTACCCACATCCAACTACCTCAACTTTATGACTGAGTTCCGCAAGGAAAAGAACGAGTGGTATAGCCTTGTGTCTGACTTCCGTAATGAGTATCCCCAACTGGTACTAGATGCCAAGCGTTTACTTATCGGTCTGTACGATGCCAATGACTACCCAAGTCCTGATGACATAGGCAACAAGTTCAATCTTGACGTAGCGATATTCCCTGTACCAAGCAGTGACTTCCGTGTGTCGATAGCTTCAGAGGAACTGTCCCGCATCCAACAAGACGTTGAGCGTAGAGTTGCTGATGCACAGAGCAAGGCAATGATCGAGGTGTGGCAACGCATCTACGATAAGGTCAAGCACATGGCTGAGAAACTAGCTGACCCCAAGTCTATCTTCCGAGATAGCATGGTTGAGAACATCCGTGAACAGTGTGACTTACTGTCTCGCTTGAACTTCATGGATGACCCCAACCTAGAAACACTTCGACAAGAAGTTGAAACCACGTTGCTCAAGCATCCTGATGCTCTACGTAACGACCCCGATCTTCGCCGTGATACAGCGGCAGAAGCCAAAGCAATCATGGACAAGATGTCCGTTTTCATGGGAGGTAAATGATGACTAGCGTAATGCCTAAAGAGGAGGTGAAACCAATCACCCCACAAGAAGAAGCCAAGATGAGGATACGTCTTGCGAAAGCAAAGACTGCACTCATACTTGAGCATCCGTTCATTGGTACTGTGGCACTCAACATGCCGTTCGTATTGAGCCGTGACATACCGACTGCCTCAACGAATGGCAAGCGTGTGCAGTTTAACCCTGACTTCTGTAGCGAGTTGACAGATGAGGAGTTGAAGTTCCTTGTAGCACATGAGTGTTTACATCCGATGCTTGAGCACAACTACCGCAGACAAGAGAGACAACACCGCCGTTGGAACAAAGCGGCTGACTACGTAATCAACAAGTTGCTAGTCGATGACAACATTGGCAAGATGCCTGAGCGTGGCTTACTCAGCGATGCTATCTACCAAGCAGGCAACGGAACATCCGATGGTATCTACAACATCCTTGAAGATGATGAGGGTGGTGGAGGTGGTGGGTACGGCGGAGATGGCGACCCTCTCGACAACTGTGAAGATGCTGAGGGTTCACAAGCCGAGCAAGCACAAGAGCAAGCCGAGTGGAAAGTCAAGGTAGCACAAGCGGCACAAGCCGCAAAGATGATGGGCAAGTTGAGTGCAGGCATGGAACGACTGGTTGACGAGGTACTCAGACCTAAGGTTGACTGGCGTGATGTGATGCAACGCTTCCTTGTCAAGTGTAAGAACGATAACCGCTCATGGGCTAGACCTAACCGCCGCTTTATAGCGCAGGGTATGTACCTACCAAGCACCAGTGGTGAGGTGATGGGTGAGGTGTTGTTTGCAGTGGACTGCTCAGGTTCAATCACTCAAGACATTATCAATCAGTTCTCTGCTGAGATTCGTACAGTCAAGGAGGACATGTTCCCAACACGTATCCATGTGGTGTACTTTGATAGCGAGGTGAGCCACTACGAATCGTATGGTGTAGATGATGAGTTAGACATCAAGCCACACGGCGGTGGAGGTACTGCGTTTAGCCCTGTGTTTGAGTACATCGAGGAACACGGCATCGAACCTATCGCAGTAGTGTTCCTGACTGACCTGTGTTGTGATGACTTCGGCAACGAACCCAACTGCCCTGTACTGTGGGTATCTACCGATGAGGGCACTGCACCTTTCGGAGAAGTGGTGCTGATGTGATTACATACGGCGAGTTGTTTGCCGTGTGTTTGTTCGTAGGTATGGGTGTTTACATCTCGTACCTACGCTCTGAGATACGGAGTCATATTCGTGCAGGGGTTTTACTCTCTGCTTTGGTACATGATGTTGCCGATGGCAACGTAGAAATAGAAAGGCATGAAGATGGTATTAGAGTCCGAGTTAAAAATGAGAATCGTTCGGAGTCTGCAAACCTTAGCAGACACTATCAGGGAACTGCTACAGTCAGATTTAGTAAAGACTTACAAGATGCAATCGTAAAGAACGCAGAGAATATGTTTAACAAGCAGATAAATGCGACAAGGGACAACATCAACACAACGTGGGGTGATCGTATCTACGAAATCATCCATCGTAAATACATCCCTGCTATGAACGCACTACCAGTGTGCTTCTTCACCGAAACTTCTAGCATGAAGGTAGCACGAATCAATGGTACAGATGTTGGTGGGTTGGAGTGCAAGATGACTAACTCACGCCCTGTACCCCACACCCTACCCAAAGATGTACCTGCTAAAAACAAGGACTACTACGGCTACGAGTTAGTTGGTAACGAGTGGGAGGAGATAGCCCAAGAGATTGAGGACTACCGCAACGATATCAAAGCAATAGCGCAGAAGAAAACAGACTTTGTTAGCGCCGTCAAGGAAGTTATCAAGGCACATGCAACGCTATCTCCTGCGTTGAAGATGTGGCCTCCACTGTGGGACTTGATACCTGAGGACTACAAGGATAGACACCGCCAAGTAGTAGAGCGTGAGAAGAAAGAGGTCGTAGTCAATGTTGACCTTGGTACTCTGACTGCTACTGTAGTAGCCCACAAACTCACACGCTGATATGCAGTCACGTATATCCATACCATGAGTATCAAGTAAAGCGTATGAAGAAAATCATACGCCAATCAATTCGAGAAGCCCTCGAAGAAGCCCTTAAACATCACAACGTGGAGGTAATCCGATGACCTACTATCATCAAGCCGCAATACAAACATACGATCAGGCTAAGCGCCTGTATGGTACATGCCGTTTCCCTGACAAGGGTAAGCCAGTCAAAGGATGGTGTCGCCTACATAAAGTAGACGAGAACTTTGAACTGCGCATGGACAACAAGACTATCTGTGTCTTTGCACCTGACAACACGTTGACGTTTACCATGACGAGTGCTCAAGCAAAGAACTATTCCATCACACTAAGCCAAGCACTAGCCCGAGCGATACCTATCGGGTGGGAGAGGGTAGCTACTGGTCGCCATCGTGTGATACACACTAAGAGAATAAGCTTTTATGGTGGTTCTCACCGATGGGAACAATGGCGAGAGGCTATGAAAGCTGAAGGTATCGAAGTATTCAACGGCATCAAATTCAATCTTGATACTGGTGAGTGCATGAACGCCAAGCCAACTACTGAAGTACAAGTTGTTCCTGCTAAACGTACCGAATGGTTACGAGCATTGCGTGTGTTCAAGCGGGGACTGAAGTTACGTGCCAAGCTAGGTGTACTCGATACCATCTGCCAAGATGTTATAGCAGAACGCACACTTAGTAAGACTAGATACGACTGGGTTCAACCCGACTGGTCTAACGAAAAATGGATTGACTTGTTGTTCGATTCAATTAAAAATAATCAACACCCAACAGAGTTGTTACATGGTTTCGCTCAGAGCGTACAAGGCAGAGCGTACTACCACATCACTATCAGTAAAGAGACAACGCTACAAGCGGCTGATAACGTGTGTGCTGAACTAAGCGTACAACTACGCCGTAAATTCGGTGTGTTCGGTGATGACGAAGATGAGTATGGTGCGATATACAAATCCATAGAACAAGAGAAAGCAAAAAGTGAAGTGTCCTGAGTGCAACACATGGGTGTTTGTTAAAGAAACCCGATCTCGCCCTGCTAATACGGTGTATCGTAGGTATGAGTGCGCCAACGAGCATCGCTTTACCACATTAGAAACAGTAACACGTGTCATTAAACCCAAGGAGAAAGAAGATGAAGAAAACTAAATCAGCAAAAGTATCAGAGTATTTTTTGAAGCATCCCAATGCAGTACCGAAAGATGTTGGTGCTAAGTTTGGTATGCACATGCCGCAGGTGTACGGCATACGTAAGCGTGTGCTCAGTGGTTCTATGCTAGGTGAGGTAGTCAATCCACAGATCACCGACGCGGTAACGCAGACTGCCGACCTACAACAAGTTGGTGGTTCTCATTACAAAGACATGGCCGTGCAACCTTGGGTAGCAATGGAGTCATGGATGACACCCGAACAATTCGCAGGATTCTTGCGGGGTAACGCTATCAAATATCTTGCACGATGCGATGTCAAGGGTGGGCTGGACGACATTAAGAAAGCAGAGCACTACATCCACAAACTAATTGAGGTAAGTAAGGATGTGTAGCCTATCGTTCTATGGGGGCATACTTGTGGGCATAGGACTTCTACTAGCCCTAGCACTAATCGCATTTATGTTTGTGTTTATAAAAAATAATTGAGGGTGACATGGACATAGTAACCATTGACTTTGAAACTTACTACGACAAGGAGTATTCCCTGTCTAAGATGACCACGGAGGCGTACGTACGTGACCCTCGCTTTGAGGTCATCGGTGTAGGCGTGAAGGTAAACGACTACCCCACAGACTGGTATAGCGGAGACAACGTGGGGAAATTCCTCAACAGTCTTGACTACCGCAACAAGGCAATCCTCTGTCACCATACTGCGTTCGATGGGGCAATCCTATCGTGGCACTTTGGCATCAAGCCTAAGTTGTGGCTTGACACGCTGAGCATGGCAAGACCCCTGCACAATCTCACAGTAGGGGGAAGCCTTGCCGCACTCACTACCTACTATGGGCTAGGTAAGAAAGGTGATGAGGTTGTCCAAGCACTGGGCAAACGCAAGGCAGACTTCACACCCGAAGAACTTGCACGATACGGAGAGTACTGCAAGAACGATGTGGAGTTGACCTACGCTTTGTTCAACAAGATGAAGAAAGGTTTCCCTGTCAGCGAGTTGCTGGTCATCGACCAAACGCTACGCATGTACACCGAGCCGACCATCGAGTTGGATGTGCTTCTCTTGCGTGAACATCTTGAGGAAGTAATTGCCCGAAAGGATGGACTGATCGCAGACATGGGGCTGACTGGTGTCACCAAGGAAGTGTTGACCAAGACGCTAATGAGTAACGAGATATTCTCTAAGTATCTTATTAACCTTGGTGTCGAACCCCCGAGTAAGGTCAGCGCACGTACAGGCAAACAGGCGTGGGCATTTAGTAAGACGGACAAAGCGTTTACCGACTTACTGGAACATCCTGATGAGCGTGTGCAGAACGCAGTCGCCGCTCGCTTAGGTGTCAAATCAACCATCGAAGAAACCCGAACCGAAGCCCTACTGGGTGTCGCTCAGCGGGGATGCTTGCCCATCATGCTCAACTATTATGGTGCGCACACAGGGCGATTCAGTGGTGGCGATAAGCTGAACTTGCAGAACCTACCTGCACGTGGGAACAACAAGATCAGGCGGGCACTACGAGCACCCAAGGGACAAGTTCTTGTGGCTTGTGATTCATCACAGATTGAGGCCCGAATGGTTGCGTGGATTGCAGGGCAAGAGGAGTTAGTCCAAGCGTTTGCCGAAGGGCGGGATGTATATAGTGAGTTCGCATCCGATGTGTATGGGCGCAAGATTTCCAAGGGGGACAAGATAGAACGATTCGTAGGTAAGACCTGTATCCTTGGTCTTGGCTATGGCATGGGCGCAGAGAAGTTCAGACGCACCCTTGAGATCGGGCAAGGTGGTGTGAACGTAGTCATCGACCTTAACGAAGCTGATCGTATTGTGCGACTCTACCGACAGAAGAACCACAAGATTGTGGCACTATGGCAGAGGTGCGGACACGCACTGACTGGCATGACCCAAGGTGGTAGCGGCAACATACATCCTCTGGTTAGTTACGACAACACAGGCATCACACTCCCCAACAAGTTGCAGATTAAATACCCTGCACTACGGCAGACCAACAGCGGGTTTGAATACATCGCTGATGCACGTACCTACCGCAAGGCAGTCAAAGATCGTGTCATTACTGGGGCAACGGATGATATAAGTTGGACTCGCATCTATGGTGGCAAGGTCACAGAGAATTTGATTCAAGCACTCGCTCGTATTGTTGTGTCCGAACAGATGACTGCCATTGGTCAACACTACCATGTGGCTTTCCAAGTCCACGATGAGATCATCATCACTGCCCCTGAAGAACAGGCGCAACACGCAGAGAAACTTATTGTCGAGATCATGTCTACCCCTCCAAGCTGGGCAAGCACGTTGCCAGTTGCATGTGAAGCGGGTACTGCAAACAATTACGGAGAAACCTAATGACTATCGCTGAAATCAAACGTGCACCACGTAACGCTGAAGCCCTCTCACTGCTTGAGGCAATCATCAACAAAGTGCAGGAGAACGAGGACGCATCCAATCTCATGGTGCTTGTGAAGATTGGTGACAACTACCATCGCTACTCTACAAATCTGATTGACACCATGTCGCTAGTTGCCGCCCTAGAACTGGCAAAGTTCGATGTGTTGCAACGGATGTCAGAGTAGGCTATACTAAAACTTCCAATCAAACAGAGAACCCTGAGGACACCCCTCGGGGCTATGACCTATGCGCCTTAGCCACTCTTACTCGTCCATCAAACTGTACGAGAACTGCCCATTGCGTTACTTCCGACAACGTATTGTTAAGGATGTGATAGACGAAGGGGGTGAAGCCAGTAAGTATGGCGAACGAGTTCATGCTTTCCTTGAGACACGACTCAAAGAGAACACCCTCTTACCGCAAGAGGTAGCCCATTACGAATCCCTATGTTCCTCAGTCGAACGCATCGCCCAAGGTGGTGAACTGTGCATAGAGAAAGAGCTAGTCCTAACCGACAACCTTACACCAACAACTTGGTGGGAGCCTGACGCTTGGCTACGATCTAAACTTGACATCCTTGTAATCACTGGCGAGATTGCCGTAGTGATGGACTGGAAAACAGGCAAGAGAAACGCCGACCAATTCCAAATGCAACTGTTCGCCGCCCAAGTATTCAAGCACTATCCTGAGGTGACAAGGGTCAAGACTTCCCTAGTGTGGCTGAAGGATATGGCTATGGATACCGAGGTGTACTACCGCAGTGGTGTCAACACGATATGGGCTGAGGTTATGAAGCGTATCCAACGCATCAACGACTCACTGGAACACGACAACTGGCCTGCCAAACCAAGTGGCTTGTGCCGCTATTGCCCTGCCCGACATAATTGTGACTATGCTAGGGTTTAACCCTACTTGACATTCATGTAAAGAGGAGTAATATATGAGTTCACTGACCCCCGAAGGCAAGATAAAGCGTAAGGTTGTTGAGTTACTTAAGAAGCACGATGTGTGGTACTTCTTCCCCGCCAGTAATGGCTTTGGTAAGGCAGGTATCCCCGACATCATTGCGATTGCGAAGGGCAAGTTCATTGGCATTGAGGTCAAGGCTGACAAGACCAAGAAGCCAACGGTATTGCAGGTCAAGTGTGGTGAAGAAATACAACGAGCAGGTGGATGGTGGTTCTTAGTGTATGACGCTGACTCCCTCCACTCACTTGAGCAAGCATTAGAAGAAAAACTTTACAGGTGATGACATGGTAGTGGTGGAACAGGCAAGGACACTTGCTATGAAATTAAACAATCCGAACAGGGTTCTCGACAGTATTCCTACTGCCAAGCCCTACACGGTACGTGGTGTGCCACTTGTGGTAGCACCGCATAGACTGGATGAGGTCAGGGTTCTGCGTAACCTTGGCATCAAAGCACCATCGCCCATACTGCACTACTACAACTGGTGTGGTCAGTACAAACCCTATGAGCACCAACGGCAGACGGCGGCGTTCCTTACGCTTAACCACTGTGGGTTGGTACTCAACGAGATCGGTGGGTTTGTGCACCGTAAATTTGTTGTGCTTCATGGAACATCTGAGAAGCGCCGCAAGCTACTGAACACTGAGGCTGACTTCTACATCATTAACCACGATGGATTCCCTATCATCTGTGAAGAAGCACATGGTAAGTTTGACTTGGTGATCGTTGACGAGGCGGCAGTGCTACGCAACCCATCAACACAACGCTTCAAGATATTCCGCAAATGGATGGCGAACAATCTGCCAACACGTTTGTGGCTGATGACTGGCACACCGACACCCAATGACCCGACAGACGCATGGGCACTTGCCAAGTTGGTTGGGTCACCGTTCTGCACCAAGACGTATACGGCGTTCAGAGAACAGGTGATGATGAAGATTGGTCAGTGGAAATTTGTGCCAAGACCTGAGAGCGTAGAGATTGTGAAGCACATCCTACAACCTGCGGTCAGGTACACACGTGATGAATGTTTTGAGTTGCCCGACACAATCATTCAGACTCGTCAAGTAGAACTCACTGCGGAACAGAAGAAGCATTACTCACAGATGCTTAAACATTTTGTGACGGAGATGAGCGCAGAGGGAACGATCACTGCGGTCAATGAGGCAGTCAAGATTCAGAAGTTAGTTCAGATCGCTTGCGGCGTAGCCTATGGTGATGATGGACAGAACATTGGTATTGATTGCAGTCCACGTATTAACTTAGTAAAGGAGGTGATAGAAGAAGCAGGAGAAAAAGTAATTTTATTTGTACCACTCACTGGCACATTGCACATGCTTGAGAAAGAACTCAGCAAGCACTGGTCGGTTGCAGTTGTGAACGGCGAGGTATCCTCAAGTAAGCGTAACCAAATCTTTCACGACTTCCAACATGCCAAGACACCGCATGTATTGATTGCTCATCCCGCAACAATGGCGCATGGACTTACTCTAACGAGTGCGTCAACGATCATATGGTATGGCCCGATCAATAGCAACGAGCAATATGTTCAAGCGAATGGGCGCATTGAGCGCATAGGTAAGAGGCAAATATCCAATGTCGTACACATAGAGGCAACAGACCTTGAACACAAAATGTACGAACGCTTGAAGAATAAACAAAAGCTTCAAGGATTGCTTCTTGATTTAATCCAACAACAGACAAGAAGGTGACACATGACTGTCAGAGTAGACGACGTAATTGCTACGTACATGAAACTACGTAACGAGAAGGACGCCATCGAAGCCGAGATAAAGAGCCGAGTATCAGACCTCAAAGCGAAGATGGAGAAGATAGAAGCGTGGCTTAAAGAGCAAGCAGATGCACAGGGCGTTACCTCATTCAAAGGTAAACATGGCACTGCGTTCTTAACCACTACAGACTACGCCAACGTAGCCGACTGGGATGCCGTACTGGAATTTGTTAAGACAAATGAAGCGTTCGACATGCTGGAGAAACGTGTAAGCAAGATTGCAGTACGTGGGTACATTGAACGTAACAAGGCAGTACCCGCAGGTGTGACCTATGGAACAAAGATAGACGTCACTGTTCGTAAACCAACAATGAAAGTTGAGGACTGAACCATGAAATTTATTAGAGAGTGGATTAAGCAAGCCGCATATGAAGGTACGCACCTAGCATTAACAGAACACGCTACTGCTACCAAAGTAAAACGCAAGCTAAACATTGAACCCCTCGGCAACGCCATTGACAACGAGTATGTAGAAGAACACCTTGCCGCTGAGAAAGCACGTGCAGTGGCAATGCAAGGCGGTTTCGCCAAATCCAAACGTGCGACCAATCGCATTTAACCCGCTCACTTAAGGAGAATATCTATGAGCAACATCATCCCCGCAAACATCCAAGTCCCCGCCCACCTCGCTGGTCGTATCGGTGTGCCATCCGTATTGGCACAATCCCTTATGGGCGGTATCAGTAGTGGTGAATCATTCCCACGTATCAGCATCAAGGGTAGCCGTTTCCGTATTGTCGAAGGCGGCAACGAGACTGTATTGGATAGCACCGCACTAGAAGTAGTGATCGTTGGTGCAAACCCTCGCCTGTCAAAGACTTGGTACGCCAAGGCATGGACAAAAGATTCTGAGCCAGTTGCACCTGACTGCTTCTCGCTTGATGGCATTGGCCCTGACCAGTCATCGACAGACCCACAGAATGATCTTTGTGCTTCTTGCCCACAGAACGCATGGGGTTCTAAGATTGCTGAGAACGGACAACAAATCAAGGCTTGCTCCGATCAGAAACGTCTTGCTGTAGTGTCGGCTGATGACCCTGCTGGCCCTGTGTATCTCCTGCAAGTTACACCTGCCGCACTCAAGGGCTTCAATGCCTACGTCAAAGAACTCTCTATGCGTGGTATCCCACCTGAGATTGTCAAGACCAAGATCACATTTGATACGGACGCATCCTTCCCTAAATTAAAGTTTGGGTTGGCTGGATTCCTTGACGATGAGTCGCAAGACGCAGTTGACAAGTTGTTCGGGTCTGCCGAAATCCGTGAGATTACTGGTGAGAATCCAAGGCAAGCAGTTGAAGTGCCAAAGATTGCCACCAAACCAGTTGCCCCGAAACCCGCTCCTAAGGTTGCTGAACCAGTAGAACCTGCACCTGCCCCTGCACCTACACAAGCGGCTACCCCAAAGCGTGGTTTCGGTGCATCTAAACCTGCGGCGAAAGCTACCCCTGCTGCTGCGGCCCCTGCGAACACACAAGCAGCAACATCTTTGGCTGACGAGATCGCTGCCCTTGTAGGTGAGGTGAACGCAGATGACGCCTAAACCGCCTCTCGACTTTACAAAGGTCGAGTCGCTTCGCAGGCATATGCTCCTGACAACTACGGATTTATCCCAGTTGCTAGGAGTGTCCCGCATGACTTATTATGGATGGGTGAGAGGCAAGAAAATCCGCCAGTCCAACGATCAGTCAGTAAGGGCAATGCTACGCAAACTGCTTGCAGTAATGTCCGAACACCAGTGGCCTATGCCTGAGGTGATTGCGATGGAACAGAAGCAGAGGAAAGAGCGTCTCGTTGAGATATTGGGTAACTATAACTGAGGGGGTGAGGGGAGAAATCCCCTCACTGACAGGGGCACATGAACACGTTGGAACATCTCCAGCGGGTTCTACCGTCGGAAGGTTTTTATGTCACGACAGTCATCAATCCTGATGGCAATAGGCAAGGATTCTTTTCTACAGTAGACGAACTCGCAAAGGCAGTAGCTGGCCTTGACCAAACAGGCAACAACACGTACTTCGCCATCTCCGCATTTAAGGAGAAGGGAAGCCGCAAACAAGATAATGTCCGAGCGATTAAGGTTGTCGCCTTGGACGTTGACTGTGGGAACAACAAGCCGTATCCATCGTGGAAGGAAGGACTTGTTGCGCTAGGTACATTCATTCAAACAATGAACTTGCCTAAGCCCATGATCGTATTCTCAGGCAACGGACTACATGTCTATTGGTGTCTGACGGAAGAACTCGAACCAGCTAGATGGAAACCAATCGCTGAAGCAATGAAGTCAGCGGCGATTGCGAATGAGTTTCATATTGACGCAGGGCTAACTGCCAATAGTGCATTGGTGTTACGCCCCATTGGGACACACAATCCTAAGAATGGTAACGAGGTTAAGTTACTGGTAGACGCTGAGCCAGTGAGCCATGAGTTGCTGAAGTCTTGCCTTGTTTCCCACCTAGCTCACGAGGTGAGCCTGCCACGTAATACAACTGGCAGTAAGTTGCTACAAGACATGGCAGTCAAGACTGAGTTCCCACCTACCATTGGTGCGGTTGTCGTTAAGAAATGCCAACAGGTCAAGTGGGCAGTAGAGAACCAAGGTGAGGTCAAAGAACCCCAGTGGTATAGCCTACTGGGAATAGCCGCATTTTGTGTTGAGCCTGAGGCTACGGCTATTGAGTGGAGTCAGAACCACCCAAAGTTTGATGCACAACGAACATTGCAAAAGCTGATCCAGTGGAAAGACAACACAGATGGGCCAACACGTTGTGATACGTGGGACATCAACCGTCCCGGGGGATGTAAGGGATGCAAATTTAAGGACAAGATAAAGAGTCCTGCCGCTCTTGGGTTGCAGTACCAACAGATTGCACCACCACAAGATGCGTTGGACAAGGCGGCGTTTGATGTACCCATGCCACGTGGGTTTAAGCGCACCGCTGATGGCATCAAGATGACCATTGACGAGACAGATATTGACGTATGTTCGTTCGACATCTACCCCGTGGGCTATGGTCGTGATGAAGGTCTTGGTTACGAGACTGTGCGCTACCACTGGAATCGTCAGCATAAAGGTTGGCAAGAACTTGCTCTAAGACAAGCGCATCTCACAGACGGACATAGAGAGTTCGCTTCCACCATTGCCGATCAAGGCATTGTCCTCAACAACAAAAGACAGACGGAGTACTTCCAACTTATGCTACGTTCATACATGGATGAATTGCGGCAGAAACGTGCGATGACCAATCTGTACGCCACAATGGGATGGAAAGAAAACTTCTCCCAGTTTGTGATTGGTGACACGCTTCTGCGCCGAGAGCCTGACGGTTCAGTCAGTGAAGAAAACATCAGCCTGTCCGCTGGCACTCAAAGACTTGGCAACGAGTTGTATGGTGTATCGGGGGACGCTCAACAGTGGGCAGACTTCACCAGTGTGCTTGAGAAAACAGGATTGCACTGGCACATGTTTGCACTTGGTGTCGGACTATCTGCCCCCCTGTATGCGTTCACTGGCCTTAAGGGTTTGACTGTCTCATTGTTTGGCCCATCAGGTGGAGGCAAATCATTGATACAGATGTGGGTGCAATCAATTTATGGTGACCCTGACAAACTACACTTTGCCGCCAAGTTCACACAGAACACTTTGTTTGGACGTATGGGTATCTATGCCCACATGCCGATGACCATTGACGAAGTTACCTTGATGGTAGACAAAGAGGTTGGTGACTTTGCATACTGGGTGTCCCAAGGTAGAGACAAGGCACGACTGAACCGCAACGCCGAAGAACGTGACGCAAAGACATGGGCAATGCCTGTGCTTGTATCCACCAACAAGTCTCTGCAATCTAAGCTGGTTGCATCTGGGCTTGAGACTGACGCACAAATGGCACGGCTTCTTGAGATTGATATACCACTGCACGAACTATTTACAAGAGACAGTACAGGCGGTCGCAAGATTCACCAGTTTATCCACACCAACTACGGACACGCAGGACGCTTATTCGTAAAGAAGTTGTTGGAACTTGGAGCCGATGGGGTACGCGCCGCGATTGACCATGCCACGGCTGACTTCCACAAGAAGTACAAAGCCAACTTTGTAGGACAGGAACGCTATTGGGAACAAGCCATCATCCTTTCAGACTTAGCCTCACGCTTATGTGTTGAATGGGGAATCATCAAGTACGACTACACCCTTGGTACTGAGTGGGTCTTGAAACAACTGGGTGCAATCAGACGTAGTGTGGTCGAGAACAAGATGGATGCGTTCGATCTATTCTCCAACTATCTAAACGACAGTGCTGGAGCCGCTGTTACTGTGATGCACACAGGCACAGACAAAGGTATTGTGGATTACTCAAGGATGCCACGTGCTGACATCCGTGTTCGGTTCGACACATATAGACGTACTGCGGCAGACAAGTTTGATAAAGGTGTTGTGCTTGTTGACCGCACCCACTTCCGCAGATGGTTGGCACAGAACGGCGGCGACTACAAATCGTTCATGCAACAAATGCAGTTTGAGAACGTGGTTGCTACACCCAAATCAGAGAAAGCGTTTCTTGGTAAGGACACCCCCATCAAACTGGGTCAGGCATATGTCCTTGGCCTCAATCTGAATCACCCCAAACTTGTAGGAATCTTGAGTGATGCAGACGAGATTGCCGCTGATCTAACTTTCGGTCAAATGAGAGCAGTCTGATTACATGATCTCATCGTCTAGTCCGTAGAGTCTCAACAACTCTATGGTCTCAGGACGCATAGCCCTTGGCGCTGACTTCATGTAGCGCAACGCAGTTGGACGCTGAGCCTCACGATATGCACGATTGGCAGACTGCAAGAACTTAGTCACTTCCAAACCTGTACCCTTGGAATCCTCATTCCACTGGCTTACTGCGGATGCAATATTATCTGCTGCCTCTTGGTCACCGGCAGCCCGAGCCTTCACATACGCAGCAACATATTCTGCTTTGACCGCCTTGCCGTATTCATTGACTTGCTTGGACATACGAACAATATCGTTCTGCTGAGTGGCTATCGCTGGGTAGAAGCCGAGTAGTCGAGCAAGAATTACGTGCGCTTGTGCATCCTTGGCAACCATCTGACCACGTACGTTCGTGATGTCACCACTTGACAGGTACGCAAAACTGTCTCCGACAGACCGCAGCGCAGCTATTGGGGACTCTCGCATCAATGTGTTGAGGGATGTAGTGTCATCACGCAGGCCCGTTACCTCAGCACCATACTTAGCCAAACCACCTGCCATTGATACCAGCCCACTGATACCGCTGAACACTGGGCCAGCAAAGTCACCGATCTCACGTGCAGGGTCTGCGCCAGCTTTAAGAGCACCAGTCAACGGAACTAGATCGCCCATACCCAAGCGGGTAGATACAGTCGCACCGACTGCACGGTCAATCAAACCACGCATGACATACGGCGACATTCCCGGGGCCACACTATCAACCCATTCAGCAGTAGCTTTCTCGATGCTTGCCACTTTGAGGCCGAGCATCTGCGCGATTGTGTCAACAATGTCAGCGAGGTCGTCAGCAAATGGTATGCCCTTCAGACCACTCATCATCAACAGTAAGCCAAGCATCAACAACTGCCCACGAACTGGCATGTTACGCAGCAGTTGGACGGTGATGATTACGAACTGCTTGTACATGAATATGTATTGAGCTACGTTGCCACGTGCCATCTCTGGTCGGTTGAACATGGCGTACTCACCTTGCGATGTGTTGACCGCAATCCGTGCTGCCTCAGTAGCCTCAGCGATTGCTTGTTCTTCGCTCAACCCTTGTGACAGTGCACGTTCTTTCTCAAGGCGGTACGCTGCCAGTGCAGTGATTCGGCGGTTGGCCTGCTCTGTATAGGAGAACATAGCCATCCATGCCTTAATACCTGCTTGTGCTTTATTGTTAAACACCTTGCCACGTGCTGTACCCACCAGTGCGTTGAACTGAGCCGCCTGCAATGTGCCCTGCTCAGTGGCATCAAACAAGAACTTAGTCTCATCCTCTGTCAGTCCATACTTGTCGTACCCACCATTGACCAGCAAGTCATTCAAGAACCCAGCGTCCTCCAGCTTGTAACTGCCTGCATCAAGGGCCGCACGGTAGAGGGAGGTCACGGCTTTGGCCTCACCGTAACCGCCGCCATAACCACGCTTGGCGTTGTAGTAGGACAGGTATGGTGTACTGTGGGTAAGCAGAGATACAAAGTTCACGGCTGCGGATGCAACTGAACCACCCAACTGCATCAACACTGTGATTAGTTTTAGGAACGAGCCAGCTTCCCCCGACAACATATCTTCGGTGCTGTCGTTAATATTGGATGAGTCGTTGTACCAGCGAATAAGTTTCTTGGCTTCTTCACGATAGCGCTCACCTTGTCCCAGTGTAGGTTCACCATTGACCGTAACGCCAGCAGCTTTAGGAGCCATGTACTTGTACATGAACGCATACTCATCGTACGCACGTTGCGCTCTAACACGCTGCCCGTCAGTAGTTGCTGTATCAATCGCAGCCTGCAAATCCTTGAGCTTCTGTGGGTCACCAAGCCATGACGAATTGTTGAGCATGATGTCATCAAGACGGTGGCGGTAGATTTTCTTGGCGGCAACGTGAGCCACCATCTCTAGATGCTCAGACACAGAACGCACGATGTCGCTGTCCCATCCGGGATTACCACTACGTTGTAAGTTCTTACGAGCACGGTCGTTTTGATTCGTCAGTGTCTTGACAATACGTTCACGTGCGGTTGGTGTGATGTTTACGTTCAAGCGGTTCAGCACATAGATGAACTCATTGAAGTTCACGGCTTCAGTTAAAGATGGGCTGACTGCGGCTTCTGAAGATTCTGCACGCAGAGTTACTTTGATCCCTGCGCCGTACTCATCTTTAAGAATCCACTCTTGCCCATTGCCGAACTCATTCTCCAATGCCTCGCGTGCAGCGGTTGCTTCACTCTCAGTCTCAAACTGGAAGTAGGGCATGGCGTCACGGATGTTCTCATCCAAACGCACTGGGTTACCTTGAGCATCGAACGCTGCCACCCTAGCTTGGTACTCACCACGGCGGCTGAACGGAACGTATGAGCCAAGGATGGTGCGCTTTGCGTAGAATTCCGCGTTGCGTGTCTGCAAATCAAACAAGAAGATGTCTTGCACAGCCTTCTGAATTGCAAAGGCTTGCTCTTTGTTACGAATCTTGTCACGAATTGCGGGGATAGCGGCGCGAATATCGTCGTACTCAGCCTTCTGAAACTCTTCAAAATCTTTGAGCATCTCACCAGAGATACGTGGGTTCTTCATCCATGCGTCAAACACATCGTCATTGAATAGCGCACGACCAAAGTTGTAGATGAATTTCTCAGAGCGCTGGTCTGCACCCTTTTGTACTTCGACGGAAGCGTTTGCAATGCGGCTACCACCATAGCGGATGTTCTGATACATCTCAATTACTTTGCGGATAGCAGCAAGGTCTTGTGCAGAGAACTCAGCCTTGAGTCCTTTCATACCAGCGAGTTCATTGAACACCCGTTGCTGTTCTGCTTGAGATGCTTCATAGTTTGATAGCAGCAAATCTACTGCTGCGTCGTTTACTGTCTCACGCATCTCAGTGTAGACACGCCACACTGGGCTGTTCTCATCAACATTGAACTGGTACTTGATTCTTTCACCAGTGCCGAGTTCTACATCAAAGCCCTTGCGGAATTCTTCCGCAGTCACAGTGCCTGCCTTCTCTAACAACTGGCGCACACGTGGGTCAACAGTGACATTACCCATTGCGTCTTTAGTAATCATGGAGCCGTATGACTCCATCAACTCATCAGTCAACTGGCGTGACTTGAACAGCGCAGCGTATGCAGCAAGTTCCCCAGCTTGTTGTTTCTCCTCCTCAGACACGCCGCCACCGAATCCAAACACACGTGGTGTGTGGGTGAACGCCATGTAGCGTGAGTACTTGGAGAGTAAGGCGCGAGCCTTCTGACTTCGTTGTTCAAAGATACGGAATATCTGATTGAGGCCATAGCTCTTGCGAGCCATGTTGTCGAGGGTCTGTACCTTCTCAAGTATCTTGCCTACGTTTACACCAACATCTCCTGTCTTGCCGAACAGCCCTTTCTGGAAGGCGTCCATCGACCCAAACATACCAGCACCGGGGCCGTGCCTACGATTCAAGGCGTTCATTGCCATGCCTCGTGAGCCGATGTTGCCAGCAAAATTACGTGCGTATTTACCGTCTGCTACTGTTTGTTCCATCCACAACCTTGCGATGATTGATACATCTAGGTCAGCAGCGTTGTCAGCCAGATATTCCTCTATGGCTTCCAGCCTATCCATTCCTTGGGTCTCGACCATTGCGTCAACTGCGGCCTGCACATCAGGGTCAGTTTGATATATACGATTCAGTACCTTGTTCAACTCAGACTGACCCATCACACCTTTGAAACCAAAGTGACCAATGGTTTCGTGAGCCAGTACAAATTTCAACTGTTGTTCAGTACGAACAAAGTCGGAGAAGATGATGACTTCAGGGCCGAAGGAGTAACCCACGGCATTGGTTGTGTCGAAGTCACCTTGCTTACGAGCAGCAGCGGCACGCTGATACAACTCAGGATTGCGAGCCTGCAAGTCAGCAACATTGGCGTACACATGGACAGTAGGTTTGACCTTGAGCTTTGCCAAGAAACCTTTGACCAACAACTTCACACGACCAAGTGGGATAGCAGAACCCATTGGCGTGCCATCATCACGGTAGAAGTTACCTTCGGGTTTATCCCAATCCTGCACAGTTTCGCTACCACGTGCACCACGCTTACGGGCGTTGATAATATCTTGCTCTGCCTTTGACTCTGCTGCGGCTGCTTCACCTAATGCACGCAACTCAGCACGGCGTTCTTCTTCACGGGCACGTTGCTGTTCTTCAGTAAGTTCAACTTGGCTTAGGATGTAGCGACCATCAGACTTGATGAGCTTTGCCTCACCCTTGTCGTTGAAGTAGTCTTTGACTTTGCTTCCATCAGGCAGCATGTAGTTGCGGCCAGCTTCATCGAGTTCACTGTACAACTGCTTGGTCAGTGCTTTGATGTTGGCAAAACGCTCAGAACCAAACACCACTTCCTTGGTCAGCGTAGGGATTTCCCTAACGCGGGTTACTAAATCGCGGATGAAGTTTGCCAGTTTTGCACCAGACTGGTCAACAATGCGGTTGAGTGAGGTGACCTTCTTGGTATTGACAACTGACTCACCAGCAGGCAGCGAGGTCTTGTACTTCTTGTAAACAGATACAGGTACGTTTTGCTCACTGATCTGGCGAGCTTGCAACAACTCAGCCACTTGCGTGTCGGACAACCCAATGAGCTTTGATCCAATGCTTGGGAGCAAGTTGCGCATCTGCGCATAGGTAAACCAAGGCTTTAGTGTGCCCTTTAGATTACCACGGGTGTAAGCAGCCCCGACTTCCAGTCGGTCATTGACGACATCCAGCAATGCGGTGTCCATGATGCCACGCTGATCTTCGGTAAAGCCAGTCTCAAGCAAGAACATCTGCGCCTTATCAATGACACCAGCTTTCTCATTGTTGGAGTCAGTATCAAAGTAGGCATGGAACATGATGTTCTCAATCGCATCACGGAACGCACTTGCATCTGTGGTGGACTCAGCCGTAGCAATATCCTCATCCAACAATTCCATGTAAGACAAGTCTGCCAGTTCTTCTTCAGCAGGTAGCGGTATAGCCTGAGCATTAATCTCATCAGCCAACGACATGGTGGCACGGTCGTAGTAATTCTCAGTTGCCCAGCGTCTCTTCTGCGCATCTGAAAGCGTGCTGTACGCTACGCCGCCCTCTGGTTTCCTGTCCTCCCATGCCTCGGCAGGACTCAGCTTCTCAACCTTTGGTTTGGCGGCGGGTTTTGCCGCCTCGACTTTTTTTGGTTCAGACCCTTTCTTAAGGGCTGTTGTTGCGGGTGTTACTTTTTGGGTTTGCTGCGACCCGCGCTGGAGAGACTTGCCGCCACCGCCTGCTTGAGTGCCGCCGCCTTGGACTTGGGTCGTGGGCTGGTTCCCAGCTTGCCCCCCGCCTTGTACTCCCGCATTATCTTGCTTACGTTGGCTGACACTACCTTGTTGCTGCTTCCCTTTTTGAGTGGCATCGGGTGCTCCCTTTTTCAGATTGGACGCGGCCTTTGCCACGGTGACGGCAGTTACGGGTTTACCCGTAGGTTTTGCCTGAGTAACGCCTTTTGCCACCGTTGGCTTGGGCAGTGGTTGTTTCTTGCCTGCACTCTTAAGTGCCTGCATAGATGGCTGACCCTGTTGATTAAACAGGATGCCTTGTCCAGCACGCTGGAATTCACCAGCGGTGGGAGGGATAGTCAACGCCTGTGCCGCAGGTGTCTGCGTACCTACGCCACGACGCAATCCCTCAGCCCGTGAAGGACGGGGTAACTCACCACGTTTGAACAGTGGGAGTTGTTGTGGTTGAGAAACAGGGATCGGACGCATCGGCATTGACTGCGGAGCAGGCTGCTGAGATTGCGTCATCAAATCCAGTTGTTGTTGGATTCGAGCCTCGTTCTGTAATCTATCAAGTTGTTGCTGTTTGATTGCCTCCTCTTGGGCGGCCCGCTGTGCTTGCGCAGCTTGGAATTCTTGTGCACGTTGTTGTGACGCAAGAGCCGCCTGCATCCGCTGCGCCAAGATTGGGTTAGCAGGAGCTTGAGGGGCTGGGCCACTGAACTGCAATGCACCCTGACGAGGATCAACCACGGGGGCAGCAGACGGCGCAGGCAGGCCGGGGAGTGGTTGCTGTGGCTGCATACGTGCAGCCAACTCCTGAGCAGGAATAGTTCCACCGAAAATATCCAGCACGCCTTGTGAGCCGGGTGTTGCACCGGGCGGGACGTTACCCTGCTGACGCAACAGAACATCTTGCCGCGTGACATCCGCAGCGTTTGGCCCCATGCCAGCCATAATGACTGGCCCACCCATTGGGGATACAGGAGGAGTAGGGCCGGGAAGTTGTGGCGTAGTTGGGCTTGGGCCACCAAGTGCAGGAGGTTCAGGAGGAATAGCCCCCATGAACTGCACATCAGTGAACGGACGACCGGGGGGTGCAGGAGGTGGGTTGTATGGAACAATACCGCCACCTGTTTCTTT